TACGTAAAAGCTTTAGGCAAACTTAAGAAGGCTAAATAATGTATTGGTTAACAATACTAGCACTTAAATCTATACTCAGTTCAGTAATTGGTAGTTCGTTCTATCAGTGGTTCCAAGGGACTTCTGGTGGTATATGGTTCCAAAAACAAGTAGATAGATTTATGCAACATTTTGCAGAAAAGTACGACTTAGAATTAGCTAAGAAAGATGCTAAATTTGCAAAACAATATCCTTTGATTCTTAAAAGGATAGAAGAATTAGAAAAAAAACTTAAATAATTGTTTACTTTTTGAGTAAATTATGTTATAATATACTATTATTAGATTATGAATGGAATAAATACATCAATGATACATGTCACAAAAAGAGATGGAACACTGCAAACTTTTGACCTGGACAAAATCCATAAGGTTTTAGAGTGGGCGACAGAAGGAGTAACAAATGTATCTCAGTCAGAAATAGAGATACGATCAAACATACAACTTTATGATAAAATACCAGCTTATGATATTCATGAACTTCTTATTAAAAGTGCAGCAGAACTTATCTCCGATCATACCCCCAATTACCAGTTTGTTGCAGCGCGTCTTATATCATATAAATTAAGAAAAGAAGTTTATGGTCAATATGAACCATGGGATCTTATCAAAGTTATAAATGCAAATATTGAAAAGGGAGTATATGATAAGAGTATTTTAAACAATTACTCTGAAAAAGAATTACAAGATTTAAATGCCTATATCAAGCATGATAGAGATGATAACTTTACTTATGCTGGTATGGAGCAATTTAGAGGTAAGTACCTAGTACAAGACCGAAGAACCAACCAATGTTTCGAAACACCACAAATATTATATATGATGGTTGCCGCGACATTGTTTGCAAAAGAAACTGAAAATAGAATAGCATGGGTGAAAAGTTATTATGATGCGATTAGTCAATTTTATATCTCGTTGCCGACGCCAATTATGGCTGGAGTACGAACGCCTACTCGCCAATTTTCGTCTTGTGTACTTATTGAATCCGGAGACTCACTGGATTCTATTAATGCTACTAGTACTAGTATTGTTAAGTATATAAGCAAAAAAGCGGGAATAGGTATAGGAGCCGGCTCTATTCGAGCAGCAGGCGCCAAGGTTGGAGATGGATCAGTAATTCATACTGGTCTTATTCCATTCCTAAAATACTTTCAATCAGCAGTAAAATCATGTTCTCAAGGTGGAGTTCGTGGAGGAGCTGCTACAGTATATCTACCAGTATGGCATTACGAATTTGAAGATTTAGTAGTCCTTAAAAATAATAAGGGCACTGAAGAAACAAGAGTACGCCACATGGATTATGCATTTCAATTTAATAAATTAATGTATGAAAGATTAATTGAAGGTGGTAATATTACTTTCTTTGATCCAAATGATGTACCTGGTTTATACGAATCTTTCTTTTCTGATCAAGATAAGTTTAAAACATTATATGAAAAATATGAAAGAGCTTACAGTATAAGAAAGAAAACTTTACCAGCATTGGAAGTATTTCAACAAATATTAACTGAAAGAAAAGATACAGGTAGAATATATATCATGAATGTAGATCACGCAAACGATCATGGTGCCTTTGATGTAGAACAAGCACCAATTCGTATGAGTAATCTATGTTGTGAAATTGATTTACCTACAAAACCATTGGAATCTTATGATGATGAAAATGGAGAAATCTCTTTGTGTACATTATCGGCCATTAATTGGGGATTAATAGATGATACAAAAGATTTCGAAAAATATTGTACATTAACAGTTAGAGCTCTGGATAATCTTTTATCTTACCAAGAATATCCTATTAAGGCTGCTGAAAATGCTACAATGAATAGAAGACCACTTGGTGTGGGTATAATCAACCTAGCATATTTCTTAGCTAAACGTGGGCTGAAATATAATGAAGAAGCTTACGATATTATCGATGAATATGCTGAGGCTTGGTCATACCATTTAATTAAGGCTTCTATGGAATTGGCAGAAGAAAAAGGTGCATGTTTGTTGTCAAATGAAACAAAATATGCACGTGGAAAACTGCCAAATGATACATATAAAGGTGCAGTAGATAATTTAGTGAAGCGTAAATCTACCATGGATTGGGACTCGTTGCGAAACGCTCTGAAGAAACATGGGATTAGAAACAGTACGTTAATGGCATTAATGCCAGCAGAAACATCTGCACAGATCAGTAATAGTACAAATGGTATTGAACCTCCTAGAGCTTTGGTATCATATAAACAGTCTAAAGATGGTGTCATGGCGCAAGTTGTACCAGGTTATCACCACCTCAAGAATAAGTATGATCTTCTATGGGATCAAACTTCTACGGAAGGCTATTTGAAAATTTGTGCTATACTTCAAAAATACATAGATCAAGGTATTAGTGTTAATACCTCTTACAATCCAGAACACTTTGAAGATAATAAAGTGCCTATGTCAATTATGATTAAAGATTTAGTCATGGCATATCAATATGGATTAAAACAATTATATTACTTTAATACACATGATGGATCAGAAGATGTTAAAGAAGAGTTACCATCTCTACCATCCGAAACCGACGACGAGGATTGCGATAGCTGCACAATATGATTTTAAAGAAAAATAAAAAAAGCCATTTAGACAAAAAAATGTTCTTAGATGAAGAAGTAGATATCCAAAGATTTGATATATTAAAATATCCTGCAATGGATAAAATTACAGATAAACAGCTAGGATTCTTTTGGAGGCCCGAAGAGGTTGATATTTCAAAAGATAAAAAAGACTTTGAAAATCTGACAGAACATGAACAACATATTTTCACATCTAATCTTAAAAGACAAATTCTATTAGACTCAGTCCAAGGAAGAGCACCAAACATAGCGTTCTTACCAATTGCTTCTTTACCTGAAGTAGAAAACTGGATTGAAACATGGAGTTTTTCTGAAACTATTCATAGCCGCTCTTATACTCATATTATCCGAAATATTTATCCAAATCCATCTTTGGTATTTGATAATTTATTAGATATAAAAGAAATTATTGAGTGTGGTAATGATATTGCTAAATATTATGATGATTTGATAGATTGTAATAATTCCGCTACTAATATTAAACAACACAAAACAGCACTATGGATGTGTATGAATAGTGCTAATGCTTTGGAGGGAATAAGATTCTATGTATCATTTGCTTGTAGTTGGGCGTTCGCTGAGCTTAAGAAGATGGAGGGTAACGCTAAGATCATTAAGTTAATTGCCCGTGATGAGAACGTACACTTAGCTAGTACAACAACCATGTTAAAAAATATGGTTAAAGAAGATAAAGAGATGGAAAAGATATCCATCGAAATGAAAGAAGAAGTAACTGATTTATTTGTAAATGTTATTGAACAAGAAAAAGAATGGGCTAAATTCTTATTTAAAGATGGTTCAATGATTGGATTAAATGAAAAGTTATTAGGTGATTACATTGAATGGATAGGTGCTAAACGAATGAGAGCCATTGGTTTAGAATGTCCATTCACTGTTTCAAAATTAAATCCACTACCATGGACTGAAAAATGGATAGGTGGTGGAAACGTACAAGTTGCTCCACAAGAAACTGAAATAACAAGTTATGTAGTTGGTGGAGTTAAACAAGATGTTGATGAAAACACACTATCAGGATTATCACTATAATGGAAATACCACCGATAAATGCCTCATATGCTATAACATATGACCCAATAAAGGGAAAGGTTATGGAATACCAAAAAATAACTGTAAAGGTTAATGGTAACGAACAAACTCAAACTGTATATACATATGACAAGTTTGGTAATTTAAAAGAAACTGTGCTTAGGAGCCACAATATTTTAGCAGTATAATGAATGACATAGTAGGATTAATGATTACCTTTTGTTTGGCATTTGGTGGATTGTTATATTACACCTATGATAATTTAGAATATAAAGGTTATTCAAGAAACAGTAGTTGTTATGGAGAATGTTATGAAGAATATGTCAGAGAACACGGCACCGTCGTCGAACAACTTAAAGCAAAACAAGCGGAAGCGGCTGGAGACCCATTTAGTTCAATCCGTAGCTTATGGTCTGGATGCGCAGCTTGCCATGGACAAGATGGTGGAGGCATTGGAGCCTTTCCAAAACTTTCAGGACAAACTGCCGGGTATATCGAAGAAAGACTTTATGCCTATAAAGAAAAAGAAACGATAGGACCTATGAGTTCAACTATGTGGGCTCAAGCAGGAATGCTATCAGAACAAGATATTAAAACATTAGCAGAATTTATAGAAGTAGAATTATGAAACAAGACGTTTGGAAAAGGGATTTACCATCCGCTGCCGACGATGCAGCAAACGTAATGAGTGGATATAACACTCAATTAGAAATTAACTTTAAACCAGCAGAAGCCACTAAAGAACAGATTGAAGAATGGGAAGAAAATCTGAATTGGTGGGCTAAAATACAATTACCAGCAGTAGCAGTTATGTCTCTTATACAATTAAGTATGCTAGGACTTATGGGTGTTACTATGTATCTAATTAAATTAGGAGTAGGATAATGTTGATAGAAATTTATAGTAAAGAACAATGTCCATATTGTGATATGGCAGAGAGGCTTGCACAGCAATTCATACAAGAATCAGAACATAAATATGAAAAATACATGCTAGACGTAGACTTTGATAGAGAACAAATGCTAGAAAAGTTTCCTACAGCCAGAACCTTTCCACAAATAAAAATTGATGGTGAATCCATTGGTGGTTATACAGAATTTGAAAGGTTAATTCGTGCAATTTGATTGCCCACACTGTTACGTAACAGTAGAAATAAAATACGATAATCCAGAAGAACAACCCGAAAATTTATTTTGTCCAAGTTGTGGCATAAAAGAAGAAATTGAACCATTAGATTTTGAAGACAATATAGATTGGGAAGAAGATTGGGATGAATAAATACATATATGGAATGGATATACAAAGGCCGAAAATATATACCCCCTGAAGATTTTTCAACAGAGGATTATTACGGATTTGTATATATTATTACTAATCGAGCTACCAATAAAAAATATGTAGGAAAAAAATTCTTTTGGAAAAAGAAAACTTTACCAAAAACAAAAACTCGTAAAAGAAGACAAATTACTTATGTTGAATCTGACTGGAGAGAATATTATGGCTCTAGTAAGATGTTAACTGAAGAATTACAGCAAGCTGGAAAAGATTTTTATTATAGGGAAATACTTCATCTATGTAAAACTAAAGGAGAATGTGCATATATGGAAGCTAAAGAACAATTTGAAAGAGAAGTATTACTTACAGATGATTACTATAATGGTATAATCAGTTGTAGAATTGGTGGTAAAAGCGTAAAAAACTTAAAAAAATAGTTTACTTTTCGCTAAAACTGTGTTATAATATACTATTGAAAGGAAAAATTAATGGCTAAAATAATTGACACTTTTGTAGAACTTAGGCAAGCTCAGCTTCTTCAGGAAGAATTTGAAGATGATATAATTGCCGAAGATCTTTTTGAACAATCCATAGACCTCGGAAGATATGCTTTGGATTTAATTGAAACTGGTCTAGAAGAATATGGTGTAGATTTTGATTATGGCACCAATCCAGATCTAAAAGGAGATATGTTTGTAATCCTTAATCTAATAGTTTCGTCACTATTAAGAGATCAAGGTATAAAACATGTTCTTCAAGAAGATTTGAATATGCTAAAAGACCGAATTATGGAATTAGAAAAATACCAAGATGATATTACTTGACTATAGTCAGATCGCACTATCTAACATCATAGTGCAAAAACTTAATGATGAAGCAATGATAAGACATATGATACTTAACAGTATTCGTATGTATAATAAAAGATATAGAAATGACTATGGACAAATGGTTATTTGCGCCGATGGTATGAATACATGGCGAAAAGCATTTTATCCAGAATATAAAGCCAGTCGTAAAAAAGGACGTGATAGTTCGGGTTTAGATTGGCAAGAAATATTTAGAGTTCTTAATCTTGTAAGAGATGAAATCAAAGAAAATTTACCATATAAAGTATTACACTTAGAAGGTTGTGAAGCTGATGATATTATTGGCGCACTAACTTATAAAACACAAGAATTTGGCAGCTTTGAACCAATTATGATTATATCTTCAGATAAAGATTTCATTCAGTTACAAAAGTTTTCAAACGTGAAACAATTTTCACCAATACAGAAAAAAGCTGTAACAGATAAACATCCAAGGAAATATTTATTTGAACATATATGCCGTGGAGATAAAGGTGATGGCATACCAAATATACTGTCTCCAGATAATTGTTTTGTAGATGAAATAAGACAAACACCTTTAAAACAAAATCTTATCGATACATGGATTGATGATGAATCTATAATGCCTGAAGAAATAAAAA